ACGAAGCATCAGATGAAGAAGTTGAAGAAGCTTCAGATGAAGAAGTAGACGAATCTAAAACAAATCAAACAGCTGGCGAACAAATGCGTGAATACGTAGAGAAAGTTTCAGCTAAAATGGGCGATAACGGTGCAAACACAAAAAGCACAGTAGCAAGCCCAAATAACATGGGTGGTGACGCAAGTAACTTAGTACAAGGTACTGAAGAAAGCGGTGGCGACCATGCTGGTCTAGGCGATATGAATGCTAAAGACCAAGACGGCGGCAATGTCAATGTACCAGGTGGAAAGGCTTCTAAATCATTAAAAGCAGCTCCAGGACATGGTGCAGAGAAAAAAGGCAAGCCAGAAGCAGCAGCTGATAAAAAATCAATGATCGGCAGCTAAGTTAAGGAAAACTAGATGATTCAATTACAAGAGAACTTGACATTCGACCAAGCTAACGTAGTGTTAGAAAATGCTAACGAAGGTAAAGACCTTTATATGAAGGGAATTATTATTCAAGGCGGAATTCGAAACGCTAATCAGCGAGTGTATCCTGTATCCGAAATAGGCAGGGCTGTCAAAACTCTCAACGATCAAGTATCTGGAGGATATTCAGTTCTCGGTGAAGTTGATCATCCAGAAGGACTTAACATTAACATAGATCGTGTAAGCCATATGATAACTGAATGTTGGATGGATGGTGACAACGGATATGGTAAACTGAAAATACTACCAACTCCTATGGGAAACTTAGTTAAAACAATGCTGGAAAGCGGAGTTAAATTAGGTGTTTCCAGTAGGGGCTCTGGTAATGTAAGCGAAGACGGAAGCGGAAGCGTTTCCGATTTTGAAATAATCACTGTGGACGTTGTGGCTCAGCCCAGCGCCCCTGGTGCATATCCTACACCAATATACGAGCACCTAATGAATGCACGTGGTGGGATGAAGGCATACGAATTTGCACAGGCAACAAAAGAAGACGTAAAGGCACAAAAGTATCTTAAGGAATCACTGATTAACATAATCAGTAAACTCCAATAAACTAGGAGACAATGGTATGATAGATGCACTAAAAACACTTTTTGAAAATGACGTGGTATCATCCGAAATTAAGGCTGAGATTGAAGAAGCATGGAATGCAAAAATTCAGGAAAACAAAATGCAGGCAACTGCTGAGTTACGTGAAGAATTTGCTACAAAGTATGAGCACGATAAAGAGACTATGGTCGAAGCTATCGATAACATGCTTTCCGAGCGTCTTCAAGCAGAGATTGCAGAGTTTGCAGACGATCGTAAACAACTTGCAGAAGCAAAAGCAAAATATGCTGTTGCCCAACGTGAGAATGCAAACTTACTCAAGAACTTTGTTGCTGAGCAATTAGCTACAGAAATCAAAGACCTACATGCAGACAAAAAAGTTATGGCAGAAAACTATGCTAAACTTGAAGAGTTTGTAGTAGAATCCTTAGCAGGTGAGATATCCGAGTTCCAAGAAGACAAAACCGACTTAGCAACAACAAAAGTACGTTTAGTACGTGAAGCTAAGACACACTTCGCTAAAGTCAAAAAAGACTTTATCGAAAGAAGTGCAACAGCAATATCTGAAACAGTCAGTAAAGCCCTTAAAAGCGAAATTACTGCACTTAAAGAAGATATTGACACTGCACGTAAGAACGACTTCGGTCGTAAGATTTTCGAAAGCTTTGCATCTGAATATGGTACTAGTTACCTAAATGAAAATTCAGAAACTGCTAAACTTCTTAAAGTTAGACTTGAAAAATAAGCAACTTGATGAAGCAAAAGCATTTGCAACAAAAGCTAAGAATATCGCAGAATCAACAGCTACTGAAAAGAAGCGTATTGTTGAAGCTGCAACAAGAAAAGACTTAATTAGCGATTTGATTGCGCCTTTGGCAAAAGATCAGCGTGAAATTATGATTGATTTACTGGAATCAACTCAAACAGGGCGTTTAAAAACCCAGTTTGACAAGTACCTACCAGCGGTTATCGACGGTAATACTCCAGCCAAAAAGGCAAAAACACTTACAGAAGGCAAAGAAATCACAGGCAACAGAGAAACACAAACTAGTTCACAGCAAGCTGACGTAGATACTAATGACAATGTTGTTAATATCAAACGTTTAGCTGGTTTAAATTAAGGAGATAATTATGTCAGAACTACTAGAAAGTCGCTGGCAGGATACGAAAACTGCACTTTTGGAAGGCCTCAATGGCAACAAAAAAGGCGTA